ATAGAGCTTTTTGCTCTTGAGCTTGAACTTAGTGCCTTCTTGGGTATTACCTACAACTCCCCCAGCTTTATCATACACAGGCACTTCTTTTTTGCCCTTTTCGATTTCGTATTCAATCTCTAGAGCCTTTGGGTTATCGACAACGTATTTGTCGATGTTTGGTTTGCCGCTGGTAGATTTGCCTGTTAGTGTGGCTTCCGTTAGGTATTCTTTGAAAGTTCTCATTAGAATATAATTTGTCCTCTTGATTTAGAGGGTTTATCTGTTACAACCAATCGACCTGCCGAATCCCCTCTAGAAGGAGATTTACCATAAATCTTTGGAATCCCATTCTTATCAGAAGCCTCTGGATCGAATGTTTGATCTATTCTTCTCGCTCTCAGCCTAAAGAATAGATCATGCTCATCTGAATATTTCTTTGAATCAATCAATTTACCATTTACTGATACGACACCATTCTTGAAATCAGATACGACATCCATTGGGCCAATGTACATAAAATCAATTGGTCCACCCATTGCTTTATTCCCAATAACCAATAGCTTTTTATCTTTATCATTCAATTTGGCAAAGGTATCTGGAATCTTATCACCGAACTTCAGACCATTTTTGATATGATTATCATATGCAGCTCTAAAGAAACGTGCACCAATCCCTGGAATAATTTCTTCAATACCTCTTAGACCACCACCAGCAAGAGAAGGTGCTGCTGGACCCTTCATAGAGATATTCAGAATTCCCTTTGAGGTGAAGATCTGTACATCAGTATATGGTTCTGAACCAGAAGCTTGTCGGCCACCATACTTCTCAGCCTTGATAACACCCTTGACAGTTGTATCCTTTGATTTGATACTGATGGGTTTGCCATCATTCATCTTTACCGCATTATTGATAGCATCAACAAAACCAGTCTCTTGGCGTTCGGCTGATTTTCCCGCTTCGGTGAGGTATTGAGAGAACTTAAGCATACATTGAAATCATGCGTTCCATCTCTGATTTAGAAACATCGACTCCAGCCTTCAAAGAGCCGGCGTACATGTTCAGACCACGAGATAGTTTTCGTAGGTTGGCAGATTGTTTGGATTTACCTTCACGCAGTAGTTTTACAACATACTTACGATCCTTGGAATCGAGGTACATACCATCATCAAGTGGCATTTTATCGACGATCTTTTCCATGAAATCATAAATCTCTTCTTCTGTTGGATCGATATTCACCAAGAAGGCACGTGTACGAAGAGCACCATCTGGATCGAGTTTATCAGGCTTCAGGTTAGAGATAAAGATGATCTTTCCAGTGAACTCAAAGTATCTTGGAATCAGACCTTGTTTCTCCATTTCCTCGTCAGTATATTCACCGGGTTCCACGACATCGGAGCTCCTCTTGGAATAAACCATCTTACGAATCTTCTTGGTATCAGTAGCAGCTTTCAAGATGTTTCGGCTCTCTTGATCAGCAAAGACATTATCTGAATCATCAAAGAACACAATCTGATTACGATATTTGAAGAGAAGACGGTAAAGACCTGCAGCAGAGATTGAACCGGTGTTCTTGAAGTAGTCTCTGTTATCCACAAGACCAAGAGCATCAAGTTCTTTCTCGGCAGTGAATGTCTTACCAATACCACCACGTCCAGCAACAAAGAGGGCATTAGATGCACCGGAATGCATCAGCTTCAGGAGATTGGCATAGTCTTCAAGTTGTTTCTCAAAGACCAGACGATCTGCATTTGCCTCTACTGCTTCCAGCTCAGGATCTACCGAAATCATTTCCTTGGCGCTACCACGGGAGACCGAGGCACGAACAGCACCAATAGAAGAGAGAATATCTGCACTGGAACCCTTGATATCCTTATCCAATGTATTACCACCGGTCCAGACATATTTTCTACCGGATTTCTCAAATGCACCGGGATAACGATTTCTGAGTTCACGATGAACTCTGTATCCGGCATTCGTGAATTTGTTACCGATCTCTGTGGCACTATGCTCTGACTTCTTCTTCATATAATTCAGGATCTGAACCGGAAGTGATTCGTCAACGGATTCACGAATTGCCTCTTCTTCTGGTTCGATATAAAGAGTCTTGCTCTTGGCACCGGTCTTCACAAAATTTGCAAATGCAGGAAGCGCACGAACAAGTGAGACCTGTGTATCGAATTGAACATTCAGTGGTGCCTTACTCTTACCATCCCAATAGTCAATGGAATCGAGGTTCATGGAAGATACAGAACCGGCACTTTTCCAGTTGAATCGAAAACACCGGTTACCTTTGGGGACATAGAATCGAATACCGAATCTTTGTCCGGCCTTACCGGTGTATTTTTCGACCGATGGATGGGCGAAGAGTTTAACCTTGAGTTTCTTGGAGAGGTATTTGGCAATGACCGTTGAGGCTCTTCCAAATTCTGAAGCTGAGATAGATTCTGATAGATATTCGCTGAATTTTTGCATAGTTCCCATATATTGTGAGTGAACACAGTTTGTATATGTTCTATTTATACAATTTCAGACCTTGAAATCAGAGAAATCTTGTCGGGCACCAACAGAGAATGGACTGGAAGCCACCGGTGCTGCAGCGGTATCATCGACCAGATCAGCCGTGGCATCTTCTACATCAAAGAGTCGCATGTGTGACCGATCAACACCCACGGTGAATCTCTTGTTGCTCGAAGGATCATTGTACCGATTCTTGAGCTGCTTGATCAAGAGTTGACCAGACTGTTCTAGTTTCTCGTTACTGATTGCAGCAATCATGAAGTCAGCCGTTGCGGGAAGACCAAATGATTCACTGGTATCAGTCAGGTCGACATCAGAACTCTTGTAACCCTCTCGGTTCAACTGTGTGGCAGACCAGATAGGGACATTGAATTCTACAGCAAGACCACGAATCTCTTCAGCGATTGCCTTGACAAATGAGTAGGTATTGACAGAACCGCCCAGACCACGAATACGAGCCGAAGAACAGATATTCAGGTAATCGATAAAGATCAGGTCCGCCTGAAAATCTTTCTTGAGCCGGAGTTCATTCAACAGGGCACGAAAATGCCCAACATGTGCAGACCCAGTGGGATATTCCTTGATCACCAATTTGCCATTGGTCTTTGCCTGGATCTTTGCAATCTTGGAGTCAAAGATCTCTTTGCTGACATGACCAAGTTGATCAAGTGAGATATCAAAGAGGTTGGCATCAATACGCTCGGCGATTCTTTCTTCTGCCATCTCCATTGTGATATACAAGACATTCTTTCCATGTGAAAGAGCGGCAGCGGCAAAGTGACACATCATTAGTGATTTGCCAACACCAGTACCGGCAAGAATGATATTCAGAGTCTTGTTTGGCACACCACCCTTCGTGATGGTATTGAACATCTCAAGGTCAAAGGGCATTCTTTCCTCATGTTCATGGTAGAATGCATATCGATCATCGGCATTCTCAAGGTAATCGTGCCCGACATTGGTATCGAATGTCACAGAGATGGCATTCTTGAGGATATCTAGGATTGCACCCTTGCTCTTATCTTTCGATTTGCCATCAATGATTTCAATCGATTCGATAATCGCAAGGTGGACAGCTCGATCTTGGCACCATTTCTCAGTTGAATCCAGTAACCAATCTTCTTGGCAATCATCTTCTTTGGCAAGGGTCTGAATCGTCGAGAGGACCTCGGCGGATTTGAGTTTATTGAGGTCTGATTCTTCATACTCAACCTGCAGTGATGGTGAATTGGGGAGCTTGTTGTATTTTGTGATGAAGGAGAGAATCAGTTCATATACAATACGATCTGTTCCCTCGAAGTATTCTGATTTGATATGTGGAAGAGCCTTGCGGCAAAAAGACTCTCGTTGAATAAGGTTTCTAAGGATTAGATTCGGTAGGTTTGTCATTCTTTGTTTGTTCTTCCAAGATATTGATCAGGATCTTTCCAACTGTATCTTGTAATTCTAACACATTCTCTGCCTCTTGTACAGACATATCTTTAGGTGGTGTGATAACTTCAAAGTTAAAGGTGACCTTACAGTTATCTTCTTCATCGTGTTCGCCAAAGGAGACATTTCCAAATGCAAATTCAACATTCTTGAATGCACCTTCAGTGATTTGAATAATGGCAAGACCATTACCTGAGTTCTTATCTGTCAGTTTGTATTTCATACCAGTTTCAGTAGTTGCATCATATCTATTACCACTTCTCCGAGATGGAGAGTGATTTCAATGAGGAGTAGGGCGACGATGATTTTACTTTTCTGCTCTTTCATATTCACAACTTCACATCCTCTGGATCAAGTGAGCCTTCAACAATTTGAATTGCAATATCAATCGCATAAAGCATTCCAAGCTGATGTTCATTCTGATCCACAATCTTGTAGAGCCTGTCATACAAGCATTCCAGATCCCTCTGTATTTCGTAACGTTCAACACTCATTTCTTTAACACTCATAGTCCAAAAGCAGCAATGGTATGTTCAAAGGGATTGCCGGGAATCATCTTCACTGAGTCAAGCATCATCTGAGCAATCTCACGAATCTCTTTCTGGGCATCCGGTTTGTTTCGCAATCCCTGAAAGTGATAGAAGCTTCTCCAGTTGAACATCACATCCGAAGTTATCTTGCTGTTGTATGTCTTGAAGAATCGAGCAGATTCCTTGGCACGTTTGCGACCCAGAACATCAGTCAGTTCACCAACGCATTGATGATAAAGCTCATTCCCTTGTTGAGTATAATGAGCCAGTTTATCTTGCCAATACTCATCCCAATCATCCGGCACGAAAAACTTGTCTTCCTTCAGTTCCTTGTAACGGGCAGATTCGGCATTGATGGAGACTCCGATACGATGTTTAAGAAGGTGAATGTGAGAAGCAATATCGCAATCAACCAGAAAGTGAATTGAAGACTTCTCGAAAGGTGTGTGGTGACCCGCTTCAGCGAGGAAGCTGAGAAGTTTTGGTATTCGGTTTCGTTTTTCATCTGTAATTTCTCGACTGGTGGAAGTCCATGCGCTACAGGCATGAAGTTCGTCTGATCCGTAGTGTCCGATTAGTTCTACTGTGTTATTATTCATTTCAAAAGATCTGCGTTCTCATAGATGTTTCCGATAACTTCGCTACATCTAGCATTACTGAAAAACCTATCACCAAATTGGGGGTAATGGTGTGGGTGGTAATAAGGGCATGAAGCATTCCATTTCCATTCATCCCAAAAGACTTTGTAGTTCAAGTCTGCGAGTTTAACAATGTCACCCTCGTAGATCTCAACCCCATTTTTGTCCATGAGTCCGGTGTATTGTTGAAAATGATATCCATCATGCTTAAGAGCAAAGTCTATAAGAACAAATCTAGAATCAGATTCAAATGATTCACTTTCCGCATCCCAGATACGAAATTTCAATAATCTCTGTCTTTCATTGACTGCCTTCTTTCTTTCCTTTACCAGACGCCGTTCCTTCATGCTCTCAGTTTCCCATTTTGGCAAATCGACTCTATCGGGAAACTTAACCGTTCCAACAACCCACCACCAAGATTCGTCATCTTTCACGATCATCAAATTCAGATCTGACATCTGAAAGCTATGACCTTCTTTCTCATGGTGCTTCACGAAGGGAATATTAAGCAGTTCATCCACTGTTTCAAATTCAGCTACTTCTGGAGTGAATCCAGAGCAATAGTTTGGAATGTGTTGAATTATTTGATTCATTCTACAGGTATCACTTTCGTATCGAGGATCTCGTCTATTAGTTGTTGTTGTGTGATAGTCATTCTTCGATCTGTTCGTATTGTTCAGGTGCTTCTGGATACAACTCCCAAAGCATACCGCACTTTTTGAGTTCGTCAAACTCTTTTTTTGTCAAAGAGTGAAGTGGTCGTTGTGAATTTAAAAAGGCGTTCCACCAGCCGTCATTCATCTGAGTCTTACCAACTTGCCTAGCGATGTGATTTACATTCTTCACAATAAAAGTTTCCTTCAAATGTCAACTGTATAGGGTAGCTTTTGTGTTCATCGCAGAACCTTTTGGTGATCGGGAACCAATCTCTACAGGCTTCGCACATCTCAATCGTGCTGTGATTCGATATGAAGCATTCTTGTTCAAGAGTATAGCTATCATCAAGCAGAAAGTTCATTGGTCATTGCCTCCACGACACTTTTCAGTTCGTCGAATCCCATGAAGTATTCACATTCATCCGGCAACAAGATTCTCACACGATCACCCACTTTTGAAAATGTGATTGTTCCAAAATGGCGACGTTGGGTCGGTCTGATTTTCTTGGTCGGGTCATCCTTCTCTTCGATTTTGTATTCAATTATCATTCTTCAATCTGATCGTATGTCTGGAGGATCATCCCAGCCTTGAGGCAGGAGGGGCGAATTGGTTCGGTTTTCACTTCAAACCAAGTTGAGATGTTCTGGGTATACCGTTTCCGAAAGAACGGCAACTGCATTCGCCTCTTGATGAGTGTGATAGGGTTCTCTTTCATTATGGTAATATTATACCATAAATGAAATACTTTTTCAACCAATCATTTCTTACGAGAAAAGAGGCAAAAACGCTTGTCTTTCATGTATTGGACTTGAAATTCATTGAAGCCATATTGAGACAGTATCCGCCGAAGAACATCTGGTCCTGTTGGAAGCCAATTGATTCCAAAATCTGTTTCTCCAATTCCAGAGAGACAGTGCTGCTCTTGTTTTGATTCTTCCGACAAGACAAACCCAGAATAGTTGCATCCCGGTTGGTATGCAGTATTGATCACCAATAGGTCTTTGGTGACTTCGGCAACAGTCTTGAGATGCAAGAATGGATTCTCAAGGTGATACAGAATTCCATTGAAGAACACGATGTCATAACTACAGGGAATGAACTCACTGAGGATTTTCATATCCGCAACCTGAAAGTGTAGGTTGCTGGTATCCATCAGATCAATTTTGTCCTTTAACCAGTTTGCCTGATCAATCCAGTATTGCCTGACATCAAATCCAAAACCAGACTTGATGCCAAACATCTGACATTCAAATAGGTGTGCCCCGGCATTACAGGCAACATCAAGGACTTTCTTTTCAGAAAAGGAATCACCATACAATTTCTGAACATCATTCACAACGTGTTCTTTACGAACCATGAAGCCGCCATTGTAAGGTTCAAACAAATCAGATGTGCGTGTGTCTTTCGTGATACGCACATCGTGATGCCACTTATCGCTTGGTTCTTTCATTTGAAAATTCTGCGAATGTTTTCGTCATCAATATCAAATCCCTTTTTCAAGTATGTCACCATTCTTCTTGCCTCAATGATATTTCGATTCACATTCTCTGGCATTCCAGTGAACCACTTTTCACGTTTGCTCCCACCAGTATAGATCAATTTCTTAGCATGAAGGTGAGTGAAAAAGTCGGGATGGTGATAACATTCTCCAAGACTGTCTATGGCAATACTGCAAACAGTATAATCAAAAGCGTCAATGGTTTCTTGTGGCGTGACTCCCATGTGAAGCAAATCATACTTCATGTCATTGAACTTAACAGACTCACCTAATCTCAACTTCTTAAAATGCTTTGCGCCTTTATCCAGCAATGTCTTGACTGCTCTATCTCTATCAGATTCAGTGGTAAAGAAGACATCAATGTCCTTTGATGGTGCTCTTAAAAACTCTGCAAGAACAGCACCACCGGCAACCCAACAGTAAGAATCAAAATGGCTTAGGAGACTCTGAATCATCAACAATCGATCTTCTGAAATTTCAGGTCTTTGATGTATTTCCATCCCTTACGTTTCTCTACCCACTCAACAAAACTAACATCTGGTCGAATGTAGTGAAAAGCAAGGTCATGTGCATATTCAAAAATCCAGTGACGATAATTGTTGATGAGTTCGCAACACTCGCTACCAATACCTTTTGCATCAACAATCATTTACCAGAAGATCCAAATCCACCCATTCCACGGTGAGTGTTATCAAAAAACTCCGATACTTCTTCGAGTTCAAAAGGGTCAACTCGCTCAAAGATGATCTGAGCAATTCGATCTCCTTTGGCAATTGGAAACTGTTTATCAAAATGGTGATTGATCAATACAACTCCAATCTCGTTTCGGTAACCAGCATCGACCACACCAGCAAGAACATTGATACCATTCTTGACTGCCAATCCAGAACGTGGAGCAATCCTTCCGTAATATCCACGGGGAATCGCCAATGCAATACCCGTTTTGATGAGCATTGTGTCATCTGGATAGATAACAGCATTCTCGTTTGCATAGAGATCCCATCCAGCATCATCTTTGTGTGCCTTGGTTGGGATGTGTGCGTCTATATCTAATTTCTTTACTGATACTGTATTCATTTAGATTCAAGTAGTGTCTTCAGGTCACGAATTTCTTGACGGATATCTTCTATGAAGAGGTTGTAGGTATTCTTTTCATATAAGAGTTCAAGATATTCATCAATCTTCTGCTCTATTGCATCTACCCTTTTTTCCAGTTCTTGTATTTGGTCTTTCTTCATCTTCTTTCTTTCCAAAGATTGTATCATAGTTGTCTCGAAACTTCTGGCTGAAACAATTTCGTGGAGAATCACCCTTGCCGTTTGTTGCCTTGCTCATTTAACAGAACCTTTTTGTCCCAACATTTGTCTTCAAACAACTCATAGGTCAGACCACAAATATCACATTGCGATACCAAGTTACACAAAGATTGTGACCCTTCTTTCAATTTCCATCCTCTCTTGATGGCACACGTTTTACAATAGTTTTTTACCATACAGCTACAAGTGCTTTGTTTGTTCCAATTACCACCTGAATGTCAAGCGGTGGCGGTGCATTGGTGATTTTGAAATTCTTGGGAATAATCATCTCCTCTTTCGTAGGATCGACTTTCCTCTCATCTCGGTTTAGCCAGTCATTCACTCCAATCTTCTTGAGGACAACACATCCACAGGACATGACAAGAATGATGACCAAGAACAGTAATGCTAGTTTGTTTTTCATAGGAAGAAGAAGTAAGGCTTCACGGTGCCATTCTCGACAACAGGTTCAGCGATTTCGATTTTCTGATTTTGCGGTTCATAGAATACAACTCGACCATCATCAAGGCGAACGATATTGGTGGCATGGTTACCATCACGAACACCATTCAATTCTCCATTGATAAAGGCATATGCAATACCAATAGAGTGACCACATCCAATAAGTGAATCGGTTGCATTCAGTGCCTCAGTGCCCAGCACAACGGTCTTGAGTGCGAAGTCGTCACAGTCGAATTTCTCAGTGACATAGTGTTGCATATTGTCACGAACAAATTCACTGAATGGTCCTTCCAACCACTCATAACTTGGGCAAGCAAGCTTACCATCTCGCATCGGTGAAATCAATGCCGTGGGCGATAGTTTGTAACAATCACTGATGAATTCTTTACAGTCTACTACTTTCATTTCTTATTACGGAGTCTTGTTTTTAGTTGTTCGATATAATCCTCATACACCATAACTTTCAATTTTAGCTTATCATTCTCAATCCACAGGCGAACAAGTTGTGTCCAAAATATACCTAAGCTTAGGTAAAAGATTATGTCGTTTATTGTCATATCAATCGTCAAGCATTGGTGAATGTGCAACAGTGAATTTCTGACGAATCACTTCGGCAAAGTCTGTATTATCTATAATGGGCTTCCAGAAGTCTCCCTTCATGGTATCTGCTGCTCGACAATTGCTGGCAGCAAGTTCCTTCTTGGTTGCAGGGTCAATGGGCATATACCAACCATTCTTTGGTTTGATGACATGACCAGTCTGTAGTGCAACATCCAGAAGACCAGACCATTTTTCAATTCCACCTTCCCAAGAAACTGAAATTGGAATCTTGGACTTCTCACGAACAAAGCGAGACTTCTCGACATTGACCACAAAGTGATAACCCTGAATCTCAGTTCCAACCTTATCCTGCTGGCGACCAATGATCCAGATGTTATCAGCGGAGTAGTATGCACCAGTGCCACCGGATACGATGTCCTTGGGGAACATACCCTGTTCCTTGTAGGTATGGTTGATCGTCAGGAGAGGAATGTCCTTCATTGCCAAGTGAGGAGTCAGCATACGAAAGAGAGACTTCAATGCCTTGGCACGGGTCATGTCAGCAACACTCTTTTCATTCAGGGCATCTTCAACTTCCTTCTTGGAAGCGACATTACCAATAGAGTCAATGACAATGACAACCTTCTCATCACGCTTGAGTTCATTCAACTGATGAATCAAGTCGAATTTCAGTTCTTCGATATTCGTGATTGGTGTATGAAGAACACGGTCGGTATCAATACCAAAGGATTCAAAGTATGATTTCGGTGAACCAAATTCACTATCATAGAACAGCAATGCTGCATCATCATACTTCTTGAGATATGCAGATGCCATTAGCAGTGCAAAGGATGTCTTGAAATGTTTGCTTGGTCCTGCCAGCATTGTGTGACCGGGAGCAAGACCACCATCAAGTGAACCAGACAATGCCACATTGATCATTGGAACTGGAGTTGGAATCATGTCCTTCTTGGTGAAGAACTTGGAATCAGTGAGAACAGAGACGTTCTCGACCCTACTTGACTTCTTGAGTCTATCGATTAGTGACATAGTTTAGATATTGATTTTACGGTATTCTACTTTTGCTTCTTTGAAAAATTCTGCTGCTTTCATTGTGGATGCCATCCACTGTTCAGGGGCATCCATTGTATTTACAATGACTCTCTTGATACCTGCCTGAATGACACCCTTGGCACATTCATGGCAAACAGGAAGACCATACACATAGAGAGTTGTGTCGTTGAGATATTTACCTTCCCGTGCAGCAGTGAAGATTGCATTCATCTCTGCATGAACAGTGTATTTGTATTTCTCCACACGGTTTTCAAACCGTTCTCCAGTATCTTGAAATCCACGGGGAAAGCCATTGTATCCAATAGAGACAACATCACGACTTGGACCGGCTTCGGCAATCACAGCACCAATCTTGGTTGTATCTTTAGACCAAGACGAGATGTGTTTTGCAAGTTCAAGGAACCTACGGTCCCACTTCTGGTCAGAGGTCATTGGTGTTTCGGTGTTCTTCACAAGCTTCGGCAATATATTCACAGTATTCTTGAAGGGATTTGAGGTTAACGGATGAGACGACGGAAAGACCATGCTTATCAATCAAGGTTTTCAATTCATTTGCCTTGATCATAATTTCACGATGAGGTGTTTCTTGCATTTCAAATATTATACACTATTTTGAGGTAGAAGTAAACCACTTAGGTGTAGGGCGTTTTGTCCAGACCATCTTGAATCGATTCTGTTTGGTCCTGTAGAAAGAACGGTAGGATTGAATTGGGTCTGGTCCCATGCATTCTGGATTTGAACCCATTGCCAATCGAAATGGTGTGGCAGGAGTATTGGGAATGTTATTTGGAAAGCGAGACAATGGAATCTGAAGCTTCTTCTGAGTAACATGAACCTTGCCGTATCGGTGAGTGTATTCTTCACAGAGTGCCATGAAGAGTTCAAAATGCCATTTGTAATTTGCAAATGTCTCTCTTGTCCAAATCGTGCAAGGGTGATTCATATGGACTGCTTGATACATTTGATTCTCACGGGCATCAGGAAGAACCCATGTGCGATGTTTGCGACCATTGCGAACCTGAATCTGCTCAGTGCCATCCAGCATACGATGAGCAGTAGAAAGCATTTGACCAGACTCTAGGATCATCTTGACAACATGCTTGTCGCAATGTTCACGGGCAGCAATCACAGGGTTTTCATTCAAGACAAAGATATTCATAATAAGGGATATTATACACTACTATCAGTCATCAGTCAATGACTAGTTTTACAACTCAACCAATTCAATTTCAGTAGAGTTGGGTGGAAACCAGACTTGACACCAGACTTGATCCTCGACTTGATTCCTGACTTGATCCTCGACTTGATCCCAGACTTGATTCTCGACTTGATCCTCGACTTGATACCAGACTTGATTCTCGACTTGATCCCAGACTTGATCCCAGACTTGATCCCAGACTTGATTGCTAAGATTTTTCATTGTTCAATTTGATCCCTGACTTGACTCCTGACTTGATTCAAGACTTGACACCAGACTTGACTCCTGACTTGATTCCAGACTTGTCTCCAGACTCGATCCCAGACTTGAGACCCGACTTGATCCCTGATTTGATCCCAGACTTGACTCCTGACTTGAGACCCGACTTGATCCCTGACTTGATTCCCGACTTGATTCCTGACTTGATACCAGACTTGGCTTTTAAGATTTTTCATTGTTCAACTGTCTCCAGACTTGACCCCCGACTTGATTCCAGACTTGGCTCCTGACTTGAATCTCGACTTGAATCCCGACTTGAATCCCGACTTGGCTCCTGACTTGATCCCAGACTTGATACCAGACTTGATACCAGACTTGATCCCTGACTTGATTCGAGACTTGTCTCCAGACTTGATTCCTAAGATTTTTCATAGCAGAAAGACCTCAAGATCCTGATCCGTGTCATCCTCTTGAGTTGTTTCAACCACATGCCTCCCAACAATCTCACCTTCTACGATATAGACATTGGATGGATCATCCTTTCCAAAGTCGATTGCAGGACCATTGATAGAGTGGCAGACCTGAATGTCTCCAGCGACAATCTCAGAATGAGGAACCTTGAAGTGGACCTTTGGTTTTTTGCTGACAATACAAACCTCGTCATAGAACAGCGTCCAGCCGAGTTTGGTCATGTCACATATCAGATCGGTCTTGTGCTCGATTCCAGTCACTTCAGGAACCTCATTTTTGAAAAAATCAAAAAAGGCTGCTGAGTCGCAATGATGGTACATCCAAGAAAAAGACACATCTGTTGCTCCGTATTTCTCTTTAGCGAGCCTAACCGCTTTGGCTGGAGAATCCACCACAACAATTGGTGGTGTTTCCATTTCCAATTCGGCATAGACTCGACCAATGATGTCCTCGATCTCAGGCATCTCGGGCATCGTGTCGTCAATACCCTTTTGAATCCATTTGTTTGCGTAATCAGCCATCTTGGCATTCTGTTCGTTTGTTAGCTTTTTAACCATATTGTTTTGTGTTATTTCTGTTTGAGAATTTTACGGCACCATTCAGTGAGTTCCAGCAACAATGTAAGTGGAAGCAGTAATGTGATTATGACGATCTCTGGTGCCACAACCCAGACCATAAGAAACAATAGAGTATATGCAAATATTTCCATGTCACTTGTCAACCCTACGAACAACACCCTTTGCATCCTTGACATACTTACGACCCTTGAAGTCCTCGTAAATTTGACCACGGGGAACACCCCATGAATTGTCAATGCCACGTTTGGAATACTTCGATGGCTTTTGGTCATATGCACCGGTATCCATCATTCGTTTCATCATCTTCCGAACCTGAACCTGTTGTTCAGGAGTCAGCTTCGGTGTTTCAGTTTTGGTTTCTTGTATTTCTTCTTCACTCATAATTCTTGTATGTATTTCAATGCCAGTTCTTTGGAACCGCAGACGTATCGATCTTTGTGACCACCCTTCATAAATCGAAACAGAATCCAGTTGGGTCCATAGACACGAACCTCACCATCAAGGGTTCTGGCACGACAGAATGTAGCCCACCGGTATTTCTTGTCTTGGCTGAGTCCGGTATCAATTCCATAAACCTGATCAAGGTCTGCTCCTTGCAGTGCCTCAACCAAGTCTTCTAGGATTTGTTCACGCTTGCTCATTCACTGATTCTTTCAGGAATTCAATTTCCTTCTCGACATCCTCTTCCGTGAGACAACCATTCACCTGACTACCCCATTCAGGAACTTCTTCAAAGTCACCAGAGGGACCAATGAAACCAATCTCGTAGAGACCCTGTTTACCGCCATAAGAAAACTCATGTTGAATCACAGAAGCTTCATAACCATTGCCCAGATCGACAATGGCTTGAATACCATCTAGACCAAATGCCGAACCCATCTTTTCAAATTTCAATTCACTGAATTTCATGCTCGATAAAATACATCTTCGTTAATCCACTCGGTTGTCGTGAAGTCACCCTTCACGAATTGCACAAAAGGGCAATTCTTTTCCTTACAAAAAGCAATTGCCTTTTCCCGATCTTCAAATTCGACAACCACAGGGATATTTCCTGCAGGATCGAAAACCTCATAGTGACCTTTCATAGATATATTATACCATAACACAATTACTCTTTCAACGGTTATTCTTATTTTTCTGATACCAATACTTTCCGGAATCTCGAAGCATATCATTACTGTTTCGGATATGCTCTAACTCTGCTTTGATCGTCTCATAGAGCGATTCTGCAAACCGTAGTTTGTTCTCTTGAGCGAGATCCTTAAGTTCATCAACCATATGAATGACGTGATCGATGTAGGGACACGTGTTTGTCGGGATGGGCGGTGATTCATTTTTTCTAGGCATGTTTTTATCTATTGATTTTTCAGGACGTATGAAATTGCTCTTTCCGCCTCTGCACGAATTGGTCGATTTTTGTAGTGCAGTCCAGTCTCTTGGTCTATCTCACGACACAGTGTTTCGATCATCTCTGCCGTGATTGGATAACCTCGTCGAACTGCATTACCTGCAATACTTGAAATGATACGATACATCTGTCGATACCATCCAGTCTCAGTGATAGAAAAGTATTCACGAACCATTTGCTGATTCACGAATGGGCAATCTCGCCATCCACTCCAGGCATAATTTGTATTCTGCAATCTCTCTTTTCGATACTTTAGCAATGCCTCTTCAATCTCTGGTGGAAACCCACTGCTCGTTGGTTCAATGAACTCGTGTTTGTTCATCAGTTCATGGGGATTGATATGCCGATTCTTTTTATTCGTGAAGATAAAGTTATTTGCTCCTGGGTATTTCGCCGGGACATAATAGATTCGGCACAGGTCTTTGGTCTGTTTATCACCCAGTGAATTGAATTCTGTATTCAGTGCGAACCAGAAGTGACGGACCTTATCTGCCGAGACATTATCAGTCAATGGAAGTACGATACGATACTTTGGTTTTTTCTTTGATGATGATGCAGAAGAATAGCAAATGAAATAGTAGTCTTTGAAGGTCATCAGTGATTCTTCAAAGGTACAATTGTAATCATCAACATCAAGTGCAGCCCACCGATTCCACTGAACAACATTGACATTCTTTCGACCTTCTTTTGTCGAAAATGTAGCAGGAGTAATCAGAGGAGAACCTGCCTTGAATTCACCCTTCTTTGGTTTATACCCAGGCTTTTTGCTCAGATTGTAAAAGACCTTTTCAAAGTCCTCAAGATTCTGATAGGTATGAACCTTCGTAGTATCTTTATCGTAGATTGTATCAAACTGCGTGAGTGTATACATTACTCAAAGAAGTTTTCAAGCGTATTCTTGCCCTCGGGAATCAAGGGATAATCAATTGATTTTGTTTTGTTGGTGATATTAGGACGATTCACAAGTTCGGCGAATTGACGAAGGTCTTCTTCATTCCGAAATCGAATTCGAATGTATCTTTTATTGTCTTGTTCCATATCAATCCTCCAGGACCCATCGGGTGATTCTTCTCTTTCTTTCTGATTTGGGAAACCATGTGTGTTTGGTCTTCTCGTTAATGAATTCCTGATCAATCAGTTTGGCGAATTCAGTGACATCATCTTCACTCTCAAAGTATACATCAATTGAGGCATATGGTTTTAGTTTAGGTTGAACGAATTCAGGCATTCCCCACCAATCGTGTGGGATCTTTCTTTCTCCACCAAGTCGTGTGAAGATACTATTCGTGACATCATCTACGTTATTAACAGGTTTCTTCATTTCCAGTATTTGTTTTCTTCATCAAGTTCTTGTTCATTAAGGTCTTTGATCACCATACCATGTTCATCATATGAATCAGTAGGTACGATACCATCTCTGTATATGGGCTGTTGTCGAAAACCGGTATAGTCTACCCAATGATGATTTCGTTTCTCACCCGTGCGTCCCTCATATCTCTTGACAATGCTTGCAACGTCGGGATGTTGATCATGTAGTGATTTGGCAAAGGCATACCGATTGTCGAATTCTTTTTGGTCTTTGGAATATACCACCTCTGTATTACCACCCTTCATAATCATCGTGCCCTGTTTACCGCAACAGAATGCATTGAAGAGCATTGTACAATGACCCTCTTTGAGAATACGAAGACTGAGATCGGTATCTTCATTGTACCTACCACGCCATCTCAGTTTCAGGGAATTACTGAGTAGAATACAACTGTAGATACGTGTATTCAATCGGTAGGGTGAACACGCAGAAATCTCTGGCAAGAAATAGTCATAATTCATACCAGACATCATCACGTTCTGGTACCGATCAGTGAAGTCTTCAAGCAACTTGAATGTGATACCAGAAGAAACACGAATCTTTCTGTTTCGATTCAATCGGTAGAAGTGACGAATATTGTCGTCAATGATCCAATGTCTTTCATGCCCTTCCGAGATAGAATGTTCCCATACCCAATTACGGGCAGGAATAGAACCGCCGAGAAGACCAGTGGCATCACACCGAATTGCCCATTTTGGATTCTCTCGAAAGTCTTTGGGCATCACGAGAATCTTCTCCGAATCGATTACAGCAGAATAGTCTTTGTATTCTGATTCCTCGATCACGATCCGATATGGAACTCCAAGCTGTTCAAGTGACCTTGAGGTAAATCGGGTATCTGCCCGACCTTTACTGATGATGTAGATTGGATATTTTGGATTTGTCATGTAAGTATATAGCTATATTATAGATGAATTCCGTCGTATCTTCAACAAAAGAAATCTTCCAGTGTCACTCTCTTCTCGGTACTCCACCCGATGGCATCAAGGATGATCTTCAGTGGCGCAAGAAAGGTCTTTTCAAATTGAGTATTGTGATCGATGTATTTGTGCAGACCTAGTTCTTCTGGTAGATCTTCAGGAAAGCCAATCACGTTTTCTTTGATTGGATTTGGGTAATGCAGATACACATACCGAATCTTGTCACCATTCTGAATCATTGGATACTTTCTGCCTAGACCATTTGCCTTGACATGATGATTGTAGAGTAGAGAAGCACGAACATGGATTGGAGTACCCTTGGAATAGATTTTCTCTGAATCACGATAATTGGTGATGTTAGAAACACCTCGAGGACATGCCACAGCCTTTGGTGCAAGTTTTGCAAATTCTTCTTTGAATCTTGCAATCTCCTTCTGCGTGGTCTCTTCGTCTGTGCCAATGATAACCTTGAACATCTCCTTCAGTGCAACTCGACATACAGCCGGTGTCGATGATTTGATTGCCTCAATACCCATGATCTTCATCTTTGGCTGGGCGTATTGAACACCTTCAGAGTTATGGACATTCAGGATATAGCGTTTCTTGGCCGTCCAGATGCCACGATCGGCAATGACCTCTCGTTTCATCACCATTCTGGAGTTGTATCCCTGAGTGATTTCAAAGAGTTCTTGGAATGCCTTCTCTAGTACTGGTTCGATTGCCTTGGAACCAAACTGATCAAGAAAAGCCACCGGATCTTTCCCCTTGAATTTTGATACGATATCATTGGCGTTGACATAAACAGAATCAGTATCAATTGCAATCACACGGTCTTTTGTAATGCCGAGTGCCCTGTCCAGGTAGGAATTCAATACCTTTTCTGCCCACCGAATCACGGTCTGACCTGTAAGTGTCACACCCTCGGCAATGCGAAGATCATAGTAACGGAAATGACAATTACCCATGGCACCATACAGAGAGTTGAGTAGAATCTTGATTGCCATCTGTTCGGTCTCACATCGAGCGATTTCTTTCTCAATGGCATTTGTAGAACCCTCTCGTTCTTTTCTTTGCTGTGCCGCAAGCATTTGGTTCTTGGTGATCACACGTTTATCATATAGCTCTTCAATGATTTCAGGAATGATTCCGGTCTTGTCTTTTCTGTAACAGGAACCATTTGCCGCAACAGCGACATCAACATCAATGTCAACCTTACCATCTTCAAGTATTCGATCTGGGTTCAGACCATCAACTCGAGTATGAGGAATCAATGTCTCTGGTGACATGTTCCACTGGATCAGGATATTGGGATACAAAGAGTTCAAGTCAAAAGACATCACCCAATCATGCATACCAACATGTGGATCTTTGACATACCCACCGGCAAAAGATGTCTTTGATGAATTCTCATTTGGTGGAATCGCAATCTTTTGTTTGGCCAATCGGCGATAGATGATTGAATCCCAGATTGCAGTCGTACCAAGAGTATCTGAATAGTTTACACCACCGAGATATGCCATGGTCTGCACAAGATTGATGAAACCAACCTTGTCTTCCATTCTCTCTAGTAGATTCACATCAACTACATTATAGTCCACGAATCTTCGGTAATCATTCTCGTACATGTTCTTCAGTGAACCCAGGTCAGAATAATCGACCTTCGTCTCACCAAGCACAACCTGTGCAATATGACCAAGACGATAAGATTCTTGATTGCCATATTTGTAACCAAATTTCTTGAACAGATCCATGTAGTCGAGTTGTTCAAGACCCATGATGTCATAGGCAAGTTGTTCACGATTCAGGATACGAATCGTTCTCTCATTGATCTGTCCCCAGGGAGAAAATCGTCGGGCCTCTTTTTCACCCAAGACACGAGCGACACGATTCAGCAGGTATGGAATATCAAAGAAACGAGAATTCCAGCCAGTGATAATGTCAGGCATGTTTTCATCTGCCGACCACCAATTGACAAAAGACTGAAGCAATTCTGTTTCGTTTCGCCATTCATAGTATTCAACTGGAATACCATCTTCGGTCTTGTCATAGGGATACGGATTGGTTCCCCAGACACGATAGACATCTTCTCGACTGGATTTGTAAGCGATCGTCAGAATCTCTTGTGAGGCAACACTTGGTTCAGGAAACCCATCATCGTACGCAGTCTCAATATCAAAATACCCAATGTCAATATTACGTGGTTCAAATTTGATGTCATTGGGAAATTGTGATTGAACAAAAGAAGCAGTGAAACGATCATTGCCATAGACCTTGAAGTTTGGAACATCTTTGTAGGTAGAGAGGAAATCTCTGGCTTCTTTCATGGAGTCGAACTGCATTGGTTCGACCGGAGTGCCATCAAGAGCATGCCAATTTGTATTTTTGTGTTTTGATTGAAGATAGAGTGTGGGTTTGAATTTGATCCTCTTGGATAGCCGTTTGCCCATCTCATCGTATCCACGGTAGAGGATAGAATTACCATATTTGATCACCGAAGTGTAGAAACCTTGCATCATCGTATTATTATAACAAAAAAGGGGAGAGGTGTAAACACAAACCTCTCCCCGATGTGTTATCTCATTCAGTCTTGAATGAAGGAAGGTTCTCCAGAACGAATGTTCAGTTTCTTCGGCTTCTCGGATTCAGGAACGATACGCTGAAGCTCAACACCAACAATACCATTCTTGTAATAAGAACCAGTAGGAGTAATGTGCTCACCCAAACGAAAGCACTTAGTGAACTTACGTGCAGCAATGCCTTTCGTTTGATATTTGCGATCATCCTTCTCTTTCTTATCACCAGTAATGGTCAGTGTATTGTCTTTCCACTCAACATCCAAATCCTCTGGTCCGAAACCAGCAACTGCCAATTCAATGGCGGAATTGTCGTCATCAATATTTATGACGTTATAAGGAGGGAATGAAGTGGATTCGTCTCTGGATTGAGAGTAGGAGAGTGAATTGAAGAGATCTTCAAAACCAATCCAGTTAGACGGATACGATGAATACTTACCTACGGTCATTTGTTTACCTTTCTTTCGACAAGGTTATTGTATTACGACTGACCCCATCATTGGGCATCAGAAGTTTGTTCCCATTCGGGCAACAAAATTTATTTATACCAGATATTTGGCTTAGAATTGAAAAGTTTTGTCTTCAGTGACTCGTATCCCAGATTCCTGAGTTCATTATTGAAGATCCTGCTAATCTTCTCTTGTGGTATTTCTTCAACACCGATCTCCCGATTGATCTTATATGTGTTGAAGTGTCCGATCGACCAAGTATTGAATGCATTAGCGATCATGAAGTATCTTGGATTCACGGCGTTCACGATGTCTCGTACATGATTGATTGGGTCAATGATGTGCTCGAAGTATTCAGAGGCAAAGACAATATCAGCCCTCTCTGGGACTTCTGATATATCACCGACCATTTCAAATCCATGTCTCTTACCCATCTCGGCACAAAACTTCCACTGATCTGTTCCTCTTAAATTGATACCATAGACCTTGGCATTTGGGTAGAGTTCTTTCAGTGCTACAGTTGAATATCCAATCCCACAACCAATGTCAATGATGACCTTTGCATCTTTGGTGGTTTCTAGGAAACTTCTATCATCACCCATTCTTGGTCTCCGAAGTGCCCTCAGGTAGAGTCTGCTGTAATTTAGGAAACAGTGAATGACGTCAACGAAATAGTATGGATCACCATACACAGAATATGCTTCTTCTAAGCCCTTAGTCTCTAGTAGATCATACCATCGCTGAGTGAGTTCACGAAAGAATGCTGAATTGTGGTCTTCATACCCATAATCGAGTACACGATCACATATAGAATAGTAATCGAGTTTCAGGATATCTGAGTATTCTCGTATGAATTGTTTCTTTAGGTCTCTCGGGACAATATCAAGTATCATATCGCTGTATTTTGCCACCCTGTTTTACAAGGTAGGCTTCAAAATCAATTCCATCATATCCGGGACGCATGTTCAGAAATCCATCAAGGTTTGATTTAGCATCATCATAAAGTCGAACTCTACCATAGACTCCTGTATCTAGGTATTTTGCAATGATTCTTGTTTTCTTCTCAGCAGTAGTGCCGGTCTTTAGATTCCCTGCACGATGAACATAAACACTATTCATGTCGATGCCGTATCGTTTGAATGTGGCAAGAAATGTCTTCTTGTCGTCGAAGTCTTCTCGGGCAGTCAACATGATGATACGACCACCTTTGGAATTACGAATGATTGCCTTGAGTTTGGCAAGCATTGGTCGAATAGGTTGACTCTTCTTGTTAAAGAGTTCTGCATTCTTGAATTCACCAAAATCAAACGATTCACCGGCACCGAGCTTATATGTATTGAATTGTTGGTTATCGAGTTTACGAATCACATTACCAGCTTGATCGACAACGGAAATCTTTGCCGTGGTGTGGAATAGAGTTTCATCGATATCGAATATCGTCAGGCTTTTACCTGTAGTAGATTCTCTGATTTCCCAAAAGGTCTTCATGTCGTTTTCTTTACATTGCCAATTGTGTATTTGGCTTCTAGATTCCACACCTTCTTATCTCGGTGAGGAATGATCTTAATCTGTCTCAGTGTAGTTGTCTCTGTTGGTCTCTCTTTGATTTCAAGCAGACCCCAATCAGAAAGCAATACAGCAATGGTGTTACGACGGGCAAAGTCATCCTTCGTGAAGTTGGATGGTTTACCATCGAGCATAAACAGTTCTTTGAAATGCACAATGAAGTATCGCCCTTGTTTGTGAAGGATATGACAACTCTGATACAGAGTGTTTTCTTCTTTCCTTGAGGCAACCCCAATACGAGTAAGTGTCTCTCGTATCTTGAGAAAGTCATCAGGGTCACCAAGCGATACCTCCAGCATATCGGCTGGAGTCCATTTCATAATGTCTTCGTCGTTATTCACCATATATTTCTATTTATACTATTTGCCACCTTTATCTGTGGCTTTGACCAATGACTGCAATTGGTCTGGTGATAACAACCCATATGCTTCTCGGGCACGATGAGCCGAGTATCCGTAGTATTCCATGATGGCAGAAATCTCTACTGGGTCTGGTGACTTCTTTGCCCATTTGGAAAACCTCTTTCTGGGTCGAACCATAGAACACAGAAAATCATACTGCATCTTGGGAGGCAATGCATGATGACGATTCATCTCATTTGCAATCAGGATGGTATCCTGGAAATAGGATAGTGACCGATTGATCACAAATGGCACATATGCCTTGGAAGGTGAATCAGGATCAAGTGACTCTTCTAGGGCATCATACCCATCGAATAGATTGGCCTTCTCCACCGGACCATTGATCGATTTCACAAAATCGAATGGTGATAGCTTCTTCATTTCCAACTCAGATTCGCCATCAATTCAGTGAGACATGCGACCAGATTCAACTCTTTGTCTGCCATGAAACCAGACTTGTAGGAGTATTCAGCCAGAATCAGAACTGCATTGGGAATACTTTGTGGTGCAACATGGTCACCCATAGAATCATACAGCGCACGAAATGTCACGGTAGAATCAAGGTCTGCATTATTGGTGACCCAAGACCGAACGGATTTGAAATCTTTCTGGCGAAGAAAGGTCAGCACCTGTGCAAGATTCTGATCAGAAAGACCAACCAGGATATCTGGTGTGATTTCACCAGAAGGGCTATAGCGTTGGCATTCATTGATCACTCGACGCCAATCTGGTGCGTGTTTGATAATCAATTCGGCAAGAATCTTCTCGGCATACTTGATTCCCTCTTCTTTCAGGATCGGAATCAGCCGATCTTTCATAAAGGTCATCGACAGTTTTGCCATTTCTTTCTTGGACGTATTGAACTCATGGACCGAACACCGTGAATGCAATGGTACGATGATTCGATTCTTGAAGTTACAGGTCAGAATAAAGCGACAATTGGCACTGAATTCTTCAATGAAACCACGAAGGGCGGGTTGTGTCGATTGGGGATTTAGATAATCAGCCTCGTCAAGAATCACGACCTTGTAGTCTGAACCCATTGAGACTGTAGATGCATATCGTTTGATTTTGGTACGAAGAACATCAATGCCACCATCTTCAGATGCATTGATCATACAATGATCAAGTCCAAGTTCTTTACACAAGGCCTTTGCCACCGTAGTCTTACCAAGACCTGCCGTTCCGGCAAAGATCATATTTGGCAATTCACCAGATTTGATAATCTCCCGAAAGGTCTTTTTCAGAACGGGAGGGAGGACGATATCATCGATTTTTTGAGGACGGTATTTTTCAACCCAGAGGAATTCTTTCATAGTATAAGATTATATCAGAAGTTTGGTGGCTTGTCATCCATTCGGTTCACAAGTAACGCTACCACCATCACGGAGAGACATCTTTCGTCTCTCAACGTCAATCAGCACCCTCGGGTGTGACTTCTCCCCCCTGATCAGTTTCTTCAACATCTTCCAGATCAGTTGATTCGGGTTTATTCGCCTCTACAAAAGCAGAGAGTCTTTCACCTAGTTCTCCAACTGATTTCAGTTCGTTGAGTTCAAATGCACCCCTACGAGATGCAACCTTAAGGACCTCTACTGCAAAGGCAATATCTCGAAGTCCGATTTGTGGTTTCTGTTCTTGTGTATTTTCTTCAGCCATAGTATTATTCGTTGAATGATGAATGGTTTGCGTCAAGTGCGATATAGTATGTTACCGCATCGGATTTATTTACCCACTTACTTATGAATTTCTTGGATAGAATCACCTCATAATCACCCGACAAAACCTTGATTTCAGCGGCCTGAAAAGTGAGCTTAAACGTATGATTCGTCGGTATACCAAGATCTATTTCTAGGGCATTACTAGATGTGTCGGCCGGGTCATGGACCACAACCTTGATACAATTACCATCACCAACGAATCTGACATATTCTGTATGATCAAGGACAGATATGGCAGAACGAATTGCAGCAATCTGATTTTCCGTAAGGTTCAATGTCACGTCACCTTCATCGAGTTGAACATTCTTCGTTGTTGTGGTGAGATTGCCAATTTCTGAAAACCGATATGTCAACACACAATTGCCAGATTTCAGTTTCAGATGATCATCGTTGAATTCCACTTCGGGATCTTCCAGCAGAGTATAGACATTCAAGAATTGATTCAGGTCATAAAGACCAAATGTCTTATCAAATGTCTCAGTGACCTGAGCCTCTGCAAGAATCGATTTAGATTCAGCGATTGTTTTGATTACAGAACCCGGATTGATAACCAAATTAGGTTGGATCGTCGCAAAGTTCTTGAGGATGTTTAGTGTATTAGGACTTAGTTTCATATGTTAAATGTTAATTGATCAGGATCTATTATATCAGAATTGCGGGTTTTGTCAATCTCAAGCATGAAGAGCAAACAACAAGCAGCATGTGCAGCGTGATGATATCCAGATTCGGGATCGTTCTCTTCATCTTTCTGTAGTGCCCACATATGTCTTTGTGCAGCAGCAAAGTATCGAGCCGATGCACTATTCAGTTTCTTCCAATTGCCGGGCGAATACTTATTAGCACCAAAGGTCAGAACCTTAACGGTTTCTTCCAGAGCGTTCGGCGGTAGTAGTGAGTAGTCGGGTTTCTCCGAATCATACTTCATGCCCACCTCATCGACTTTTGCCCACACACCATCTTCATCATCACGAATAAATTGCGTGATGCTAGTGATGATTTGGTCTTCTTGTTCTTTGGTCATAACAAAAAGGTGGGGGATTTACTCCCCCACCATGATTCGATTATCGTTAAACCACAGTGGCTTCAATACCGAATGGTGCGAACATCTCACGATATCCAACTCGCAGTCCAAGCTTATAGCGAGTCTTCTGGTTCTTGCGCTTGTTGGAGTAGACATCCACAACCGCATTCTTCTCAGCAAGAACATCACGAAGGTTGGCAATCACCGCAGTGGGATTCTTGATCTTCAACCGAGTGCGAAGTTCGCCTTCAGTTGGAGTTGCGCCGGATGCCAGGTAGGCATATACCTTCTTGTTCTGTGTAGTATTAGTCATTTCTTACTTTTACCTTTTGTTTTTGTTTCTGTTGTATATTGATACGCCGGGTATCAAAAGTGGGATTCTTCTTTCGGTGCCTCAGTCTCGGCATCTTCTTTAAGGAGTTCGGTACCATCACCGATCTTGTCGAACATATCCATCCACGATACACGAGAAACCTCATCGTACCGATTGATGCAGAGCTCAACCGCTTTGCGTTCGTCACCGAAGATTGAAAAGGTGTGGATGATATGGCAGAGGCGGCGGGTCGAGATGAAGTCGTCACCAACACCCTGTTCAAAGGTCTTGCGAATCGATGTACCCCAGGCGATCAGTTTGGTCACAAACGAGTCGTTCTCGATGTCGTATTTCTCCATATGCTTTTTGAGAATCTTTGCCTCGATCATAGCAGATGCATAGGGTTGCTCGATCGTGGCCTCAAATCGCTCCAGGAATGCCTCGTCGATAATACCGGCAGCGGTATACCGCCCATCATCCGAACCCCGGCCCTTGGTATTCGCCGTCGCAATGACAGTGAATCCTGGGGCCGGGGTGATGACCTCGCCTGTTTTCTTGACCAAGACCGGTTCACCTTCCAGAACACCTTGGAGGCACATGATCTTGTTCGTTCCGCGATCCAGCTCGTCGATGAGTAACACCGCACCGTGTTCCATCGCCTTCAGGACTGGACCCTTCTGGAACACAGTCTCACCATTGACGAGCCGAAAGCCACCGATCAGGTCATCCTCATCGGTCTCGGGCGAAATCTGTACCCGAATGTATTCCCGCTTCAACTGAGCGCAAGCTTGTTGAACCATCAGAGTCTTTCCGTTGCCGGAGTGACCGCAGATGAAGACCGGGTAGAATTGATGGGATTGCAGCGCTTTCTTGATGGTGGAGTAATCACCCCAGGGGACAAATGATGCATCCCGAGGCGGGACATAGACACTGTCATTTATTGAAGACGAGACAGTCGTCGCAAGATTTGCTGGAGGTGCAGGCGCAGGGGATTCAACAGCCACGGGCTGTTCGGTGACCTTCTTGGGGAAAGAGGCCTTCAGGATTGGTGCCGCAGCTTTGACGGACATATCGAAAGAGTATTGTCCCCGACCGACCTTCCTGATTTCTCGCATCAGGCGGTCAGCGATCTTGCGGGGTTCACCCAGCTCAGAAACCGCATCGTAAATCTCTTGGTTCCTGTAGAAGGGCTGGTCACCGAGGTTGGACTTGAGTTGGTCGTGGATTTTGGTGTTCATCATGTCGGTGTTCTTCATTGTGTAGATATACTATCAGGTTTTTTGAATTCTGTCAATAGGTTTTTCTCGTTAGGCGATGATTTCTGTGAATTTGTTCACAAAAACCCGGG